TTTGCACCCCAAAAAGCAGGGGTGCCGGCACTGCGCACACTTCCAATATATTTGCTTTTTGATCCGTTCAGTTGCCCAAAATTGCAAACTTTGTACCAGTCTAATTTTTGCCCGCCTAAAGTGTTAGATAACAAAAAGTTAGGGAATTGACTATTTGCAAAAGTCATGTTCGGAGTGCGTGTTTGTCGTGTTGTGCGGTCGAAAATCGCATCGCGCGCGAAATGCGCGCCTACCCGGGCACGCGCGACCGAGCGCCCGAGCGTGCGCGCGCCCGGGCGAATCAATGATCTCCCCTACCTCTCCCCCCTCTCTCTTGCCTTTTCTCCAAACCACCTTTGCAACCTTTCCCGCTTTCAAAACCCAAAACGCCTCCCATTTTTAACTCTCTTTACTTTCGTCCTTTACTACCTTCGCACTACTCACGCTCAGGAAAGCATTTTTCCTGTACGCTTCCCCGCCGTTGACATTTTCCTGCGTCCACGTGCTTTTAGATGCGTAAGACATCACCTTATCGCTTTGTACATCATAGAGTTTATAGATAAGATAGTGGCGGCTTATGCTTAGATAAGCGATCAGATAAAAGTCAAGCCGCATTTGTTTTGCCATACTCACGCCGCTAATAATTTTATCCTCGCTCAAGATAAGCGAATCAAAGCCCTTGCCCTTAAAAACGATTTCGCCATTTTGAAATGCGGCATCTCTAATCTTACACTCAAAAAGCCCAACAATATCGTTTCCGCTTATGATAAAGCCGTCAACTGCATAGTAGTTATCCGAAGGGTACCAAGCAAAAACGTATGGCGGTTTTTGTAGGCGCAAGACCGCTTCGCGCACGGCCTGCTCTGCCGCTTTGCCCTTTTCGGTATTAACGCCAAGCATTAGGGGCAAAGGCTTAAGTAGCGTTGGTAAGATTTTGCGATCCTTGCCCGCTGCCGGTAATTTTTAGCGCTATGATACCCGGCCTGTTCTAAGCATTTACAGGTGGCATCTATCGGAAGGTCCTTACACGCAGAATATCGAGCTGCATTAAAAACCGAAGCCCAAAGCTCTACCGCATTTTCAAAGCTGCCCGGATTTTCAAAAGCGCAAGGAACGGCCTTACCGTTTTGCCTACAATCATCGTAGGCATAGTAGGCGCTATAAACGCCCCGGTGCTTAACCCCGCCCGGGTTCCATGTTGCCATGAACATCGGGCTTTCAACGCCCTCTTTAGTTGCCTCCATAATAAAGTAGGCAAAGAGCACGTCCTGCGATATGCCGCAGCGAACTGAAGTGGAATCAAAAAGCCCTTGATAAAAATTTGCAAGAACGGCACGCCTAAGCTCGTGCAAGGTTAAAATAGCATCGGTTTTAAAGCCCCTTGCGGACAAATACGTCCTTAGTTGCGCCTCATCCATGTGTTTTAACTCATGCCCAATGCTATTGCTTATCAAAACTGGTGCAATATTGATTTGTTCGCCGGCCTCTTTTGGCTTTCCAAACCCGGCCCTGCCCATTGCAACGGTAAACGAAATAATCGAAACGATGCCTAAACAAGCGGAGACCGCGTTACGATACGCCCTTTTCCTGTCGTCCATATCTTTTTAGCTTTGATGGTGTGAACGGTTTTATCTTCGCCAAAGCAGTCAAGGAAGGCTTTGATGAGATTATCTATGTCCGGCTTTTTGGTGTGCGGCACGCCTTCGTAAAGTACACGCTCTTTTTCTTTGACCTTCGGAGCCGGCATGTAAAATTCCATTTCGATCACGCCGGTAAGTTCGTAGTTACAGAGGTTGCCCTGAAGGCGCACCGCGTCGCGATAGGCGAAGTAGCGCTCGACAATATCGCGCTTTTTCCATTTGTCGCGCTGCGTCATTCGAGGCGCGCCCATCGGATCAACATAAAATACGTCCTCCCTGTACTCCATAAGTGTTTAGTTATTTGCTAATGTAAAGTTACGAAAATAAAGCCTTTCTTTTTGCATTTGTTCCGAAAAAACACTATATTTGCCCCATGTCTTATACCATTGACGCAGATATTGCCCTCTTTGCCGTCCGGCACAAGCTTGAAAAAGAGCTAAGGGCATATCTATGCTTGAGGGATTTCGCCAAAGATAAAAGCGGGTACTTGAACCGCGCCCAGGGCGCTGCCCTACTTAGCGAGACTTTTAAGTATTCAAGGTCAACTCCCCAGAGGCACATTAAGACGCTCATCGAAATGGGCTGGTTATCTAAGGCCGGCAAAGGCAATGTCCACATCAATGGCCTACTCCGGGTCAAGGCAATTTTACAGGCGCACGTCGAAGGTTTCCAAATAAGGAAACGTATCATGCGGACAAGCAAGATGCGCATTTTGGGCGGTAATGAGCAGCGCTCTTATATGCTGCGCACCTTCAAAGCGAACTTGTGCTCAGGCCTCACCTGGGACAAGATCAAGCGCAACGAATCTAAAGTTATCAGGGACCTGCTACCGCAGGAGCGAAAAAACAAAGCTGTTATAGGTACGGCTTTAGCAAAAGCGCCGCAGGTAAGGTCTTATAGTTTTTCGCTTAAATCACAGGACTGGCACATGTCTCCTGCAACGGTCAACATCAGGAAAGTTACCGCAGAGGACGAGCGCTTAGAGTGGTACCGATGGAACGAACTTGGAGGGATGACCTTCAGGAGCGAACGCGAAGCGGTACAGTTTGGCAACGCCCACCTGCCCGGCTTTCACAGGGGCTACCTGAAAAAGCGGGGCAACTATTATTTGGTCTGCATAGGCGAACGGGTCAACAAAGGCAGCAACGCCGTTGAGCTCGGCTATCGGAACAATAATAAGGTGAAGCCGGAGATGCTCAGTATTGTGATTTCAGGTGTAGCACATCAGCTCAAAGCTGAAAAGATTAAGCCTTTAAAGGTCTCCAAACCTAAAAAAATTTTTGTTTCGACCGATTTTCGACCGTTTGGGGATGTAAACAATGCTTTTTCTTTTGATCCCTTTGCTGACTGCTATACCTAATAAGTAATTCATTTTTTGCGACAAGCCTAAAAACAAACATCATGGACAAAGCCTCCAATCAGGAAAGGCATAACCTCAACATGCAAGCACAACTCTACAACCTATACCGGCAAAGGCAAAGCCTGAATAGCGAATATGAGCCAACGCTAAGTACGGAGAAGAAAAGCAAAGCAACAAGCAAAACAGAAAGCCCAAGCAAAGCAACAAACAAAGCAGAAAGCAAAGCAAAAAGCAAAACCCAAAACCAAAAAGAAAACACCTCAGAAAAAAACACGCCGAAAAAAGAAAACATCCCCGGAAAAAACAAGATTTTTGTTACCGAAATTGTGGCATTGGATGCAACAGACGGCGGCTTAAAGAATTTTGCAGGGCCGCATATCATAGCAAGTGATGAAGAAGAGGCGGAGTTCCTCTGTCAAAATACCGGTCTTGGATATTGCCGCATTATCGGAGAACTTGTTGGCTTAATAGACGGAAACGGAAATGATGTAAAGGATGCTTATAAGTTGAATTGATACAAAGAAAAAAGGAAAAACAACATGAAAACACTCCTACTCGAAGGCGCAATATCCTTTGCTTTTATTGCGCTGAATTTGATCTACTACAAGCAAATCCTATTTTTTTTTAGAACGATCTACAAAAAGTTTGAAAGGCGAAATGTAAACGAGCACGGCGTTGAGTGCCCGGTGCCTTTGCGCTTTTGGCCTGAAGGCTACGACTTTATGGTCTTAGACAAAAGAAAGACTTTCTACCGGGCTTACTTTTTCAATCGCGAACCGCAGCTCTGGACAGAAGAGGACGGGCAGCAGTATTGGATAGCGGAATATCCTTATGAGATAAAGTCCTTTAAGGATTTTGAAGTTGAGCGTTTTATGAAAATTCCGCTTGATTTTTTAAAATGGAAAAGATGAGGACACCTGCAAATAAGTATTTGATCTGCGTTGAAAAAGAACAAAAGTTGGGCAAATTGTTCGTTCCTATTGCAAAGGGTGCAGAGGAAAGCGTCTTGCGTCCTGTAAGCGGGACGATTAAGGCAACGCCTATGAAGTTTACTAAGCAATTTGGTATTGCCTCGAATACGGGTTCTACGATGCTCAACGCTGAAATTATCTCTAAGAGTTTGACCGCTTTAAAGCAGGGCGATGAAGTGATAATTTCGTACATGGCAACGGACAGGGAAAACTTTTTTTATTCGACTGAGGAAGGCGATTTTTACATTGTCCCGGTGCATCATTTAATTGCGCTAAAGACAAAGGAAGCGCAACCTTATCAAGCGATTGCCGGGAAAGTCTTAATTAAGCCTTTAGAAAAAGCGGAATTTGAAAGTCAGTATTTACTTAGCCTCCATAAGAAAAAAGACCTCGGCGTTGGCGAAGTTGTATCTTGTGCCGAAGGGATGCGGGAAAAGTATGCTCCTGGACAAAAGGTGGTGTACTTAGAAAAACTCGCCGAATGGATTGAATTGGACGGGGTGAAGTACGATTTTGTTTACACAGGGGAAGTTTTGGCTTTGTTGGATTGAAAAAAAATTAAAGCTCTCCATCTTAGCTATCCATCTTAACTATCCATCTTAACTCCGACAAAAGGAAAAACAATGCAAAACAAAGTAACCCTTTTAGAATACGGCGGAAGCGATAAAACGCACGCCCTCGCCGCTTGGTCGTCAACTTTCCTTGATCTTGATACGGAGATTCCGGCAAGTATCGAAGGGCGCGTGGATAGCTTAATTGATGCAATAAGAACCAAAGGCGGTAAAGTAAAAACCCCTGAGCAGCTTATCGCTTGGTTAATGGATGCGTCTCACGATCCGCACACTTCGCCCTTCCGCGCTTCTTTTTTTATGTTTGCAACGACAAATGATATTGCAACGCATATTCAGTTTTTAAAGCATTCGGTGGCGATGCAGGCAGAGAATGCAGAGAGTGCAAGGTATAAGGAACTGAAGGAGGATAAGTTTTATTTGCCGGAGGATTGGAAGGACTACGGGAATATTGGCCTTTATTGGTACGATGAACTCTGTGAAAGTGCAAAAATAATGAACAGGAAATACCACTTCTGTTTGCGAGACCTGATCGCCGTCGGAATGCCAAAAGCAAGGGCGAAGGAAACAGCGCGGTATTTTAAGCTGTACAACTCACAAATCAACTCTACCAAGATGTTTTCTTTTGACGGGCTTATGCAGGTGTATTTTAAAAGACAAGCAAGCAAAGGCGCTCAAAAAGAAATCAGCGATATGGTTGCGGCAATGGTTGAAGAGGTAAAGAATATTCCGGGCAATCCCTTTAAGGCTTCACTGGAGGCTTTTGGGGTAAAGTGAAAAATAAATATGCTATTCGTAAAAAGCGCAAAACTCCCTAAGCGCATCAAACTCGGCGAACGGGATTATGAGGTGCTGGGTTTTTATAACGACAACTACTCTGCAAAAGCCGGAACTAAGCCGAAGGCAGATGAGCGGCATGTTGTCTTGCAGGAAAAAGAAAAAGAAGCGATTGTTACCTCCTGGCCAATCAGGCGGCATAAGGATACCTATTATGAAGAAATTAACTGAGCTAAATATCGGGGACACACTCCTTGTCGGCGATATTGTTGTCGAGCAGCGAAGCGGAATGGATGTTCGCTATACGGTTTATAAGTCTAACCCTAAGACGGTTAGCGCTTATTCGGAATATATGAAAAGGCGCACTTTCCCCTTAGAGTACGCTGAAGGCTTCAAAGGGCACATGTGCAAATATCCGGCAAAGGTTTATAGATACGACAAAAATTGAATTTTATGCAAAAAAGGTTTATCATTGGTTTTGCAGGGCAGATAGGCAGCGGTAAAGACGCTGCTGCGGTGATTGCCCAGCACGCTTATCCTGAGCTTGGCTTTGTGCATGTTGCTTTTGCGGATGCGTTAAAAGAGGCTTATTCGCTCTTGACGGGCAGAAAGTTTTTGCCGTACAGGGAATTTAAGGAAAGCATCTGCCCGGTTTTTAAAATACCGGTGCGGGAAGTTTTACAGCGCATGGGAACGGACGCGCTGCGAAACAACTTTGACAAAAACATCTGGATCAATATCTTGGCAAACCGCTATCCGACGCAAAACTTGATTATCTCTGATGTCCGCTTTGACAATGAAGCCGCTTGGATAAGGGAAAACGGGGGAACGATTATCCGCGTGGAGCGAACGGACGGTATGACCAAAAGCATCTGGGCAAACCATGAAAGCGAAGGCGGGGTGAAGGGGGATTTTACGGTGGCCAATGATTTTTCGCAGGACGGTTTTCTGCGCTTTAAGGCTACGGTCGAAGGTATTTTACAGACGATCACAGGCCTTGAGGTAAAGAAAAAAGTCGAGCTGCCTGAGTTTGCCTCGCCTATCGAGGCGGTTGATTATTGGATGAACGAATTTGATGTTTTTGAAAATGGTCCTGCCGAAGCGCACAAGATTTACTTAAAGCTCGTTCAGGAGGAGTTAAACGAGGTAATGAACGAAAAATTCGGATCGCAAAGGCAGGCAGAGGAAATTTGCGATTTGCTCTGGGTAACGATTGCCCTTGCACTTTGCAGTATGAACGTTGAGCACATTGTTGCTTACATGAAGGTGTTGTTCCAGGCCAATATGTCAAAGGCGACAACGCGCTTGGACTTAGTTAATGCAGAGTGCAATAAGGAAGAAAACAGGGGCAAGCTCGAGGTAAGAAAGTCTGAATCCGGGCGTTATTACGTTGTGAATAAAGAGACGGGCAAAATTCAAAAAGGGCCGGCGTACGAAAAATTTACGCTCGATGGGATATTTTAAAGACGGCGATTTTCGCTATATGCGATATAAGGTGTACCGGGCAAAAGACTATGCCGCAACCGGCCTTGATACGGTAATGGCTATGCGGCGTATAACGCAAAGAAACCGCATGAAGGTAGGGGCGTACTTTGCCTATATGTACGATGCCAACTCGCCGGTGCCCAGACGGGTGCAGGATTTAAAAGAGCGCAAAGCAGTTGCCGCAAAACTTGCCGGCTTTGACTTGACACAAGCTGAAGAGTACAATCTTGTCAGTCAGATTTTTGGCTTGTCGGCAGAGGTCTATGTTGACATAGCGACTGAAATGCTCCGGGCGCAACACAACCGCGATTTTTCAAGGATTTCTGCTTTAGAGAAATTCTTTGACGAGTGCGTTGAGAAAATGTTTGCCATTGTCGAGGAGGGCGACAAGATGGATGCAAAGAAAGTCTTAGACGCGATGACTGTCAAGGACGGGCTTAGAAAATACATGAAGGCGACAAGCGAGGAACTCGAAGGGCTTTATGCTAAGATATACGGTGGCGACAAGCAATTAGAGGAACTTATCGGGCAAAAGATGTCGTATTCGCCGGAACTTGTCGCAGGGCTTACGGAAGCAGAAGATTATGACGCAAAAGAATTTGAGTGGTGATAAGAAAGCTTGGCAGCTTGTCGGCGAGGGCAAATCGGCTTATGTCGCTTGTCCTGTTCCGACAGGCTATTCAAGTACGGTAATTCAGGGCGTTGAAATAGCCATTCCGCCGGAAGGGTACGTCTTTGACCCGACGACAAGGCAAATGGTGTATATAGGGGTTGATAAAAAAAATACGGAAGAGGACGACTTTTACTGGACGCGGCAGGGATTGCCAAAATGGTACGCCGAAAAGATTGCAGATGAGGCCATAAAGCAGGCGCAGGACCCGGGCTATTTTGACGTGGACGTGGAGAATTTTCGTCAAGGCGCTTGGCTTAGGCGTTTGGGCGGCTGCTGGTTTGCAAATGGCAAAGGCGGAAGCGCGACCTACATTACCGGGCTTCATTACTTTTATCTCGAGTGGTGTTTTATTGCGGCTTATGGGAATAAGGGCTATCCGTCTTTTCGGGAAACCGATAGGCGGTTTTTTCTTTTCCTGGAACATGTAATGCGAAACCCGAATTGCTTTGGCACGGTCTTGCTTACAAAACGTCGGATGGGCAAAACACAAATGAGTGTGGCCTTTGGACTTGAGGCAGTTACCCGGACAAGTTTTGCAAACTTTGGCATTCAATCAAAGACGGACGAAGATGCACATAAGGTGGTTTTTAAGGATAGCGCAATCCGCATGTTTGCCCGTCTGCCGGACTTTTTTAAGCCCGTGCACGACGATCGCCGCCTCGCCAATATCTCCAATACCCTAATGTTTAAGCCAAAACAAACCGACCTGGAAACCTTTAAGTCGGGCAATTTCTTAGGCGGCTGGGTAGAGCATAGGAGTAGTTCAGAGACGGCATTTGACGGAACCAAGCTACTTCGATACGTTGGCGATGAAGTCTTTAAGACGCGATCCGGTGTGGACGTGTACGAACGCTGGAACGTTGTCAAGTTCTGCCTTATCGTGGACGGGAAGATTCGCGGAAAAGCGATGCTTACCTCGACTGTTGAGGAAATAGAAGGCAGCACGGATAATTACGTCAAGATGTATTCCGACTGCGATCAATTAAAGCTCGACGATGAAACGCACCGGACAAAGACAGGGCTTTTTCGGTATTTTATTTCGGCAGATGAAGCGCGCGACTTTGATAAGTACGGACAGGTAGATAGGGAGAAAAACCGCGATAGGATTATTGCAGAGCGAAAAGCGTACAGCGACGATGTGATGGGCTATAATAGTATCATCCGAAAAGAGCCGCTTACGGTTGAAGAGGCGTTTCGGTTTTTGGGCAGGGAAAGCATTTTTGATGTGGCGAAAATCTCCGATCAAATTGACGCTATCGTCTGGAGGCAGGATGAATTTACGGAGCGCGGGAACTACGTCTGGGAAAGCTATGGTAAAAACGTGCGCTGGGTGCCGACGCAAAAAGGAAGATGGTTAAGGGTAAAGGCAGATGTGCACCCGCATGAATCCCTGAGCGCCGAAAGCCCCGGATATAGGACGGACTATCAACCGGGCGCAACTGATCTATATTGCTGCGGCATTGACCCGTTTTCGCACTCTAAGGTTGAAGGTAAACAAAAATCGGACGGCGCTTTTTATATCAAACGCAAGCACGATCCGCTAAAGCCGGATACGACAGATATGTTTGTGGTGCAGTATATTTATAGGACGCAAGAGGTAGAGGCATTTTATGAGGATGTCTTTATCACGCTATTTCATTACGGCTGCTTAGGGCTTATCGAGAATCAGAAAATTGGCCTTGTCGGATATTTTGAAAATGCCCGCGTGCAGAATTATTTGGTCAAGTTAAGGAATCAAAAAAACTACGGCATTGCCGCCTCGCGGAAAACAACGCAGGCTATGTGCGAGCTAATCGAGAAATACATTTACGATAACATTCATAAGGTCTATTTTATAGAACTCCTTAAAGACTGGGCAAACTTTGATATCGAGCGCACACAGACTTATGATGCGGCAATGGCCAGTGGCTATACGCTTTTGGCGGATTCTAAGATTTTGCTTAAGAAGGGCGCTGAAAAAGCGCTAAAAATAATTGACATCAACGATTTATTTTAGGCAGATAAATTTGCTTTACTTGTAACGATTTTTTACCTTTGTCAAAACAAAAACAGCAAACTATGACAAAAGAAATGACAAAGGAAGAAGCGCTGCAAATCTTAAAAGACTATCAGCTCTGGCGCACCGGTAAGGCGGACTACTTCCCGGTAAGTCCGAAGAAACTAAGCGAGGCAATCGTCCTTGCCACTAAACTACTCGAAAAAAGTATCGAAGATGGAAAAGAATAACTGCTACGAATGTCCAATGAGGGGCGAAGTTGCGGGCAGCGTACATAGCTCCTGTTCTCTGTTTGACGATCCGAAAGTAAATATACTTACGTCCATTGCGGTATCTGTTGGAAAATTACAAGCTATTGTGATGGATGAAGTTCCGGTTATAAAATTCAACGCGCACGGCGCTCAAAACGGATGGTGCTTTTGGCCGGTGAATTTCGATCCTGTTTGGGTGGATTGTACGGTCGATATGGAGAAAATCAAAATGTTGCACGAACAAAGAAAGTCAAATGATCGAAGCATCAATCAACAAACTTGAAGGCTCTTGGTGGTTTGATCTTGGGTTGAGCTATACCAAAACGCACTATCACAAAAAGAAAAACGTTTTCTCGATAGGGTTTGGGTTTTTTACAGTGTATGTAAGATGGTAGAACATAACGTTGTTCGATTTTAGAACATAGCCTTGCCCGCACCATGCAGGCCCCGGGCGCGGTGTTTTTTCGTAAAGGCAGGTTTATCCCCACTGCGCTGCGACAGGGGATGCGGGCAAGGCTTATTTAACGCCGGGAAGAGCTTTGGTAAGCTCGAATATGTGATCGCTGCTTTAATTAGAGGAGGAGCGCAATAGAATTAGGTTCGGGTTCGATTCCTGACTCGGCGGCAAAAAAACAATATGGCAAAGAAATTTGAAGTAGGCGATTTTGTTCGCTATACTGCTTATTCTGGAGCTAAACCAGAATACGGATTTGTAAAGCAAATACGATTAGACAAAGATGGGCTAAAAGTTTGGGTTGTTGGTGTCCGCGATGCAAACAGAGATGTAGAATGGAAGAATAAAACAGGGGCTTTAACGCCTATTGACAAACTGGAAAAAGTTGATTGATATGATGCTAGGAAAATGCGATAATTGTGGCAAAAAAGCCACAAGTGAATGGTTGGTTCAGCATAAAGGTATGGCTTCGACTTTAAAGTTCTGCGATAAATGTGCGCCAAGATATTTCTATCCTGAATTGCAAAAGATATATGGCTATACGAAACGCGCAAAAACAAAAAACCATGACAATATTTGAAAACAGTTGGGGCTATAAATGCCCAATCCCTTTAGAAAATATTCCAGATGGAGTAAAGTTTATTACTGCTGAACTTGGCGAAGGAAGCGGATGTAGTACAGTAAAGATTCTTGTACGATATTTTGTAGATAAGCCTTATTCTTTTGTAAGCACGAGAAATCGTCCGTGCATAAGAATAGATGAGATTAAATGGTCCTCTCATGATAAGAGCTGTTTGGAATTAGTAATTGAAGGTGATTTTTTAAAAGTTGCGTTATCTGTTATCAATAATGGGTATGAGCCATTTTTTGGAAAGTGCATCTGGGAAGTTCCGGTGCGTAAATTAACCGAACTAAATAAAAAAATCGAGACAAAAGAAGTATTTATATCAAATGCCGAACTTCATAATGCTGACTATGTAACCCAAGTAAGGCGACTATATGAATATGCACAGCTTTTGAAGGATAAAATACATCTTTTAGAATCATCGCAAACATTTACCACGATTTGACAGTGGACAAAGATGGTTGGATGTCTTATTGGAGTGCTGAGCCAGATTATGACCCGTATTTTAATTGTTGGTGGTCTTATCCTTGCGGTGCGCGTGTTAAAGAAGAACAAGCGGAAATAATTGGCGGAGCTCATTATATTTGGAAACGACCATCTTAAACCAAACCAATGAAATTCAACTTCAAAGTAAAAAACCAAATCATTTCAATCGAAGCCCCGGATGTTGCAACCGCATATCGCCTGCTTCTTGAAAAATACCCTGCAAAGGATATTGAAAGCTGCGATCACGATTACAACAACTAAGTAAAAGATTTTAGCTTCATAACCAATAGTACCCGCCACACTTCCCGTAAGATCAGTGTCCCAGGGCGGGTCTTTTTGTATCTAAAAGAATATAAACGCAACTTGTTTTTATAAAATATACGCAAAAAGGCGTAAAAATTATTGAGCACTGTTATCGTTTTCAATGCGTTGTCCTGTAAATTCTTTTCTATTCGCAAAATAACATTATATTTGCGCCAAAGAATTTAATGGAACCGATATTTCCGTCCGCAAATATTGACCCGCGTAAGAAAGACAAGGCTTATGCTTTGCAGTACTGTCGTGCTGCATGGCAGTCTTATTCTTCTGGCGGATGGAACTCGCTTTATTCAAACCGCAATAAGTACCGGGAACTTACCGATTACGCCCTATCAAAGCAAAGCATTAGCCGCTATAAGAAAATCATCAAAGCGGACGAAAGCCCGGACCCGTCTTATTCCAACATGAACTGGGCGCCGCTTGCTATCCTGACCAAATTCCGCGAACTCGCCCTAAGCATTACTAAGCGCTCAGATTACGACATCTTAGCTACTCCGATAGACCCAAAATCGCAAGGCCAAATTGACCGCTACTTTAAAGAGCAGGAGGCAAAAATCCGTATGCGGGACGCACTTAAAAAAGTTGCGCCGGATATGGTAGAAATGTCCCCGGTAAGGCAGAAGGAAAGCGAACCTGCGGATTTAGAGGAACTCGAGGTGCAGCGGATGTACTCGTTTAAGCACGCCCTTGCAACGGAAATGGAGCAATGGATGCAGCAAATTTTCCTGATGAACAACATGGATCAGGTGCGTGCAGAAGTAAAGCGCTGTCTTTTTGACTACGGTATTGGTGGCGTAAAAGAATATGTTGACCAAGACGGCATTATAAAAATACGCGCTGTCAACCCGGCCAACATGATTTGTTCCCGGGTAACAAGGCGCGATTTTAAGGACGCGGAATTTATCGGCGAAATCACTGAAATCAATATTCAGGATTTGGCCGAAATGGCAAACGGCGAACTTGACGACAAGGACTTAGAGGATATAGCAAGGAAAAGCGTCAACGGAGAAAGCGCCTTTACCGGCATCAACATGTGGGCAAGGAGCAACATGCGCGATAGCAAGGTGCGTGTCATGGAGATTGAATGGTTGTCATACAACTCCCTTGCTTATGAAGAAAGTGTTGACAAGTACGGCAACATCCATTTAATCAGGACAAGCCCGGGCAAAGGCGACAAGCAAAAACTTGTCAAGGTTGTCTATCAGGCCAAATGGGTAATGGGCACGGATTATATTTTTGGCTTCGGCCTTGCTACGAACATGAAGCGCAAAAGAAGTGCGCTCCAGGAAACCAGCTTGTCATATCACATCTTTGCGCCAAACTTTGACTACTTCGATATGTCAAGTGTGGGTAAGGTCGAGCAAAGCATGAACGTCGTTGACCAAATTAACTTGGCGTACTACCGTCTGCAACACGTTATCGCAAAAGCCCGGCCAAAAGGCATAATGATCGAAATAGGCGCACTCGAAGATGTGCCTATCGGTAAAGGCGGTCAGGCTTTTACGGCAAAAGACTTGATTGACATTTACGAAAGTACCGGGAATATCTACTATCGCCTGCGCGATATGGAAGGCAATGCCGCAAATTACCGGCCTATCACGGAACTCGAAGGCGGCATTGGTGCTCAAGCTCAGGAGTACTTCAATATCATTCAGCAGAACATACAGCTTTTAAGGGACGTTATCGGGCTTAATGAGGTAACAGATAGCTTTGCCGGGCAAAGGACGTACTCAGCGGCAGTAAACGCCGGAATAGAGGCGACCAACAATTCCCTTTATGGCATAATCGAGGCCGACCGGGAGCTTATGCAAAGTGTCGCAGAGAGCATTTCCCTTCGCATTCAAACCCTTGCCCGGACAAAAAACATCAATAAGTCGTACCTGTACTCACTTGGAAAGCCTACCCTTGATTTTATGAAGCAAGGGGATTTGGAACTATCAAGTGTCGAGTTTGGTATTTTCTTAGACGCGATCCCTACGCCGGAAGAGCGCGGTGCTTTTAAAATGCGCCTGGAGAAATTTATTGATTCAGGGCAACTTGACATTGACGATGCGATTATGATAGAGGGCTTGCGCTCGCTTAAAACGGCGAACGGTATTTTGGCCTATAAGGTCAAAAAGAAAAGGGAACGGGCGGAGCAGCAGGCTATGATGATGCAACAGCAAAACGCGCAAATCCAGCAGCAAAGCGCAATGATCGCCGAAGAGGAAAAGCGCAAAACTTTGCAGTTGGAGTATCAGCTCAAGATGGAGCTTTTACAGGCAGAGGTGCAAAAAGCAATGGCCGTTGAGCAAATGCGCCTGGAGGCAGAATTTGTCAAGAACAAAATGATCGCGGACGCTTCGCTGACAAACGAACAACTAAGGGCGGAAAGCAAAGAATATATTGCCGAAACAATGGCTTCGGTAAGAAGGGCAGGACGCAACCCGGCACAGGTAGCGTCGGATACAATGAAATAAAAACGGGGACAAATGGAAGTATTAGGAAAAAAAATCGAGGACATTTTACCGGGCCTTGTAAGCAATCCGCCGGAAAATAAGGAAAACGAAACGACCGATGATGTGCAGCCACAAGAGGCGGCGCAACAAATGGAAGGGGCAAACACAGAGGCACAAGCGCCGGCACAAAATCCTTATGGCGAAATCCTTGAGGACGAATTTGTGCAAAAGTTTTTGGATGTGTATTCTGCCGGGGACGATGCAATGGAGGATTTGTTGCAAGCGGAACTTGAGCGGGTGCGGATCGCGAAAACGAATTACAATGAAATGGCGGATGCAGACGTTATCCGCGCCTCACTTCAAAAAGAATGGCCGGAGCTTAAAGGCGCTGCCTTTGAGCGTGCGGTAAAAAAATACTTTGACGCTAATTTCGGCGAGGAAATCGAGGTCTATGACGATGATGAGGAATCGCAAAGCGAAAAGCAGGTGCGGGACGCTCAGATTCGTAGGAAGGCCAACGAGTTGCGTAAATACCTTGAGGCTGAACAATCAAAAGTCAAGCGAAAAAGCGCTGTCGAAACTAAAGCGGAAAAGGAGGCAAGGTTGGCAGAAGCCAAAAAGAAGGCGGAAGATGACCTTGTTGCCTGGGAAAAGATGGTTACAGGCGATGCTTTTGTTTCAAAGGCTTTGGCAGAGGGCGAAGTGAAAGTCGGGAAAGCCGACAGCGAACTCGCATATCGGGTCAAAGACGTGGAGCGGTTCAAAAAAGCATTGCTCGATGATAATTCTTTTTTCAAGGTGTTTGCAACAGGCGACGAAAAAAGCCCGATTGACCTTAAGCGTTGGGCAAAGGTTGTCGCCTATGCACTTGACCCGGAAGGGTTTGAATCCCTAATCTATGCCTCCGGCAAAAATGCCGCGACAGGGAAGCTGCTCGATGAACTTGAAAACCCGGCAAAGCCCGATGCAATCAAGCCCTCAGCGCCTTCTACGCTTTCGCAGGCATTGCTTGGGGCGATTTCTAAACGCTAAAAATTAAAGAGCAATGCCCTCTAATTTTGGAACTACTTCAAAAAATTACGTCTCGACGTTGATGGTCCCGAACCTTGTGGATCGCCGCGAGATACTCAACAAAGTACTCAACGTAACCAATGAGGACTTGTCCTTCTTGGAACTACTTGAGTTTATGAACCGATCTGAACCTACCGTGCAGCCGGAATACCACAACTTCATCAACGAAGAACTCTCCGTAAATGTTACTGCCACAGCCGTAACGACTACTGGCAGCTTCTCTACTGCCAACCCGAAGGTTGCCGTTTCGACCGATGATTTTGCAAAGGTGCGCGTGGGCGAACTCGTTATGTGCCCGGACGGCAAAGTGGGCTACATCAAGGCCAAAAGCTCCTACGGCTCTATCACCTTGAACGGCACGACCGAATTGCACATCCTCAGCGTTGACAACTCCGATCTTGGCCTTGCCGCTTCCGACAAGCTCGCCGTATTCTCCAATGCAGCCGGCGAAGGCAGTGCCGAACCCGCTTCGCGTCGCTACAAAATCAGCAAAGAGACCAACCATATCCAAATCTTCAAAGAAAGCTACGAGGTAACGGATATCGAAATGGGTTCTCAGGTTGAATTTGAGTACAACGGCCAGTCGTACTATTTCAGCTACGAGCAGGCTCAGGTGTACGCAAAGTTCCTCTCTGCGGTGAGCGCCGCTATGATTCTTGGCCGTCAGTCCACCGACACGTTCAACGATACCGCGGGCGCAAATACGATCACGGACATCAACTCCAACATCGTCAGCACCACTAAGGGCCTGAACCAGTACGCTGAAGAAGGCATTGTTGCCCCTGCTGCCGGAATCAACACGACGAACTATGCCGACATCACCCGCCTGCTTTCAAAAGCGCGTGCGCCCCGGGACTACATGATCCTTATGGGCAGCGAAATGAGCATTGCGCACGACAATATGCTCAACGCCCTGACGCAAGCAGACGCAATTTCGCCTTTCGCGCAGGTCAACGTGGGCGGCCGCACGATTGACCTCGGCGTTGATGCCTTCAACCTTTACGACTATCGGTTCACCAAGAAGCGCATTCCGTTCTTCGATCACCCCGTGCTCGTCAATTTCACCGGTTCTGCCGGATTTGAAAAGCGTGCATGGTTCCTGCCAATGGACAACATCCGTACGGCAGACGGTCAGACGCTTCCCCGCTTCATGATCCGCTACATCAAAATGCCTATCTCCAATCAGGCGAACGCAACCACTGACGCGATGACCCGTTACCGGGAAATCAGCCTCGGCGGCCTTGCAGACGGCGTTGCGACAAGCGGCGATTCCAAGCGCAAGATTGTTTACGAATGCCGTCAAGGGCTTCAAGTCCTCGGCAAGCAGCACTTTATGGCAGTTGACCTTGTGTAAAGTTTGCGGGGAAAGGAGAAATCCAATCCCCGCAAATTATCATTCATCAATTCAAAAAATTCATCACAATGAAAAAAATCCATTTCTATATTGCGGGCATTGTCTTTGTCCTGACGGCATTGATCCTGCAATCTTCGACTAATCAAACCGGGGCGCTGACCTCTTATGAGCTGATTTACCCTCCGGTAATTTCCCGCGACAGTGCAGGCGCGGACAAGTACATCACGCCAAACCTCAACCGGCCTTTCAGGGAAGATTCAAAACTGCTCTTCCATATCGAGCACGTCAAATCTTCCGGTACGGACACTGCCGTATTTACCCTGCAAGGCAGCAACTTCGCCGGCACCCTAAACCTCTGGGACGACGTTGCGACCTGGACGTGGACGGCCACCAACGATACGGTCGTAAAAGTTACCGACGCGCTCGCTTATTACCGCATCCGCGTAAACGATGCCTCTCCTATTGCTTTTTCATCTACTACGCGGCTCGGGCTCAAGTTGAGCAAGTAAAAATGCCCCATCTTTATCTCTATCCGGTCAGGGCCTTTGTGCCCTTTCCGGTTTTTTTAAAAAGGAAAAACACAACAAGCTATGTTCATCACCGATCAGTATAACAATTTGCCCGAAAACATCCTAAGCCGCATCCCAAAACTTACCGGACAAATGGTAAAGTTTGAAGTGCGGGGCAAATACTGGGACAAGGCCAACAACCGCTGGCGCTATCCGCACATGACGGCAGTCCCAAAAACAGACCGCATTGTTGACCCGGAGACAAACGATGTCTATACCATTGCCAACGTGCACAATGTTTCCTCAACCGGCGAACCCATTATGCCAATGATCTTTTTCGATCATTCCGGGCATATCATTATTCGCCCCGACGAAAATGGCAGATACTCCTCTTCGGATATTCTTATGTACCAATATCTGATGCTCTGCAACTACAACGAGACTAACCCGCACCGCGATTCCAACACAAAGGTGTGGTTCAAGCAAATCAACGACGACGCTGTTGCCCTGGAGAAAGTCGGCGAAAAATCACAGGGCGCGGACGCAATTAAAATGGTTGCATCTTTGACCGACGAAGAAGTGCCGCTGCTTGCCGCACAAATCGGCGTGGGCGAAGTCGGAGACTTGACGCAGGTATTGCGCCTAAAGCTAATCGAGTACGCAGAGAAGAACCCTGCAAAGGCTCAGGCGGGGCACGAGGTAATATCCAATCTTGGCAGTTTTGTTTCGGACATTGAAAAAGCAATCGAAGGCAAAATCATTTCGCTTGACCGCAGGAGCAATGCCTTTAAGTGGACGGAAACAAAAATGGAGTTTTACTCCGCAACTAAAAACGCTTTGCCCGGCGCTGCAAACGCACAGCTTGCCCGCTGGTTTAAGACCACACAGGAGGGCGCTGCGATGTACGCCACATTGAGAAAAACACTTGACGCATAAGTCGTTTGTATATGATGTTGCATAACCTTTGGGGCACGGCTAAAATGAGGCCGTGCCTTTTTGCTTTACAGCCCTTGCGTGTGCAAATTGTTGCAAAAATCAGTAACTTTGCTTAAAATTATCAGCATGAAAAGGATTCTTTTTGCGGTATTCGTCCTTTGCGCATTCGCCCTAAATGCCCAATGGGTGCGGCCAAACCAATTTACCGAACTCACAACGGTAACAGATTCGACCTTCGAGGTTTACTCTCAGCGCTTTGGCCTTCCCAGGAAAGCAAGCCTGACGACGATAAAGAAATTCATGGATCAATCGCTATCAATTAGCGGCGATAGCGTCTGCATCACAAGGGCGACCGGCACGGTGTGCGTAAAGCTGCCCGCTCAAGCCTTTGTGCAAAGCTCACAAAGCTGGGCGCGATCGCTTGTCGGCGATTCTTATTCTATCCCCGCCGACACGCTGACTAAGTACGACTATCTTTTCGTGCAATACGAAACCAACATCACGCCTGCCGGGTCAACCATTTCTTTTCCAACGCCCAGCGCTGCAACAAATGGCAAAATCATAGACGTGCTTGTTTATATCGGCCCATCTGCAAGTATCCAATACGCTACCTTGAGCGGTAAGTTTTCTGTAATTTCCGGGCTTCCGTATTCTTTCCAAAATTTTTACAATGCCACACCGGGTCATTACCGATTTGTTTCGACCGCATCTATTGCAAGCGGAGGCTACAACTGGCAACTTATCTCAAGCCCGGATTCCCCTACCGCTGCCGCTACATCCTCAAAGCGCGTAAAGTCTCAGGTCATCAACTCGCAAAGCGTTGTCTTTACCGATACGACCTTCCGCGACACGGACGAATTTACGGTATATGCCGAAGCAGAAAGCGGCAATACGCAGCTTAAAGTGCCAATCCCAGATAGCTCCTTTGCCGGCAAAGTACTTTACTACTACCCTCAAAAGACAAGTACCTACACAAATACAATTACCTGCGATGCGGTACGGCTACTTACAATTAGCGAGACAACGGCTTTTGCAACAACGACCACTTCGAGTTCAATCATTACGGTTCCCAAAAAACTTACAGGCGTTTTGTATGAGGGCACTTATTACTGGGAAGTACGCAATCTTTACAACGATGCAGGCGTTGAAAAAACGACTTTCTCGACAATCATAAACGTCATTTCGACAAGCGATACGATTGAAATTGATACCTTTACAAAGTACGACGAGGTGCACGTTCAGCTAATCGCGCAAAACAACCGCACAATCTACCTGCCCTCTACTATACCGGCGAAAGGCAAAGTACTTTGGTTTTACCCCATCAGGGTAAATGCTACGCCTACAACGCCTGTATTGAACGTGGCAATACTTGGGGGCTTCAACTACATTACCTATTACAATTCCTCCGGCACACAGACAACGGCAAGCATTGACGCGACCGTACCTATCAAGTTGGTTTCGGACGGCACGAAATGGTATTGGTTCACGTCCCCGGTCGAGCAAATCTCGCAAAACAAACTTATTGGCCGCTTTTCTTCCGGTGTTGGACAAGCTCAAGAAGTGAGCATATCTTCGGACTTTACAATGGCAAACGGCACACTTGCACTTGCATCTGCCGGATCGGGTTATAGCTTTTACACTACTACGTTTGCCGGGGGCGGAAGGATTTTTGTAGCTTATCAAGGCGCTGCGCCAACGGCGAGCGGATCGTCTGGAAGCTATACGTTGACCATACCCTCTACGTGCCGGCCTATTTCTTTTCAATTCAACGGCACAAGCGCAGACCTTACAGGAGGCGGCAGTTTAAACATTACCTGCTCTTGGACAAGTCCTCCGTCCTCTTTGAATACAAGTGAAAACACTGCATTTGTCCCGGCTATAACAGTTGTCGAAACAAGCACGGCTGCCCGTGTGCAGCTCAACAATACCGGAGCAGGGTTTCAAATTACGCATCCGACTATATCCGCAAACGCTACTACAACAACCATTACCGGAATCAACGGTCTTAGTGAATTTTTCGTAAAAGGCGTATTCTAATGAAAAACATCATCCTCGTTTTTTCGCTGCTCTTATGTGCGTCGTTGAGCGCTCAGGACACGTTAATCCGCACGTTCAACGCTACGGTAACATTTAACGGTTTTTCGCAAACAGGAAGCGGGCGATTTTCCGGCACACTTTCTGTCAACGATCAAACGGGGCTATATTCTGCCGACAGCGTGCTTGTCGGCGATTACGTCTATGCTCAAAACACGGCGCTATACATTGTTGACACGGTGTCAAGCAAAAATTTTGTCAGTGCAAATGTTGTCATCCGTCGCTTGTCAGGACCGACAGGCATCCCGTTTGGGAAAGGCGATATATCAAGGCCGACAAAGAACTATAAGCTATACACATTTACGCCTGACAACGATAACGGAATTAGCACGCAGGCTCAGTTTGTTAAGTTGTCGGGCGTAATTGTCAGGATAGATTCATTGGCTCAAGTGCTAAAGACTTCTATTGACAGCGTTCAAGGAAACACAACACTTGACGGATTGACGGACGTAAGCGCTGCTGCTCCGTCGCACAATGACATCATTAGATACGACACGTCTTTAGGATATTGGCTTGCAGATTCTATACCGGCTAAAGCTAAGGGCATATATTACGCCTCATCCGGACAAGACTTAACTTTAGCAGTAACGGATTCAATTATAAATCTCGCCGAAATTCATTCGTTTTATCTGAATCTACAATCTCCTGCATCTTCAAATTTAATTATGAATTTGAATTACCCAGGAGACGACGATCTTGGTAAAATACTTGTTATTTTCGCAGAGGACGATGACGGCACTTATGGAATACAGCTTGGCTCCAATATATTTGTTGGCTACGTTCAAGAATTGACATACAATATGTTTAACGGTCAGGCGCTTATTTTGTCTGCCCAAAAAACATCTTTAGGCAATAGATGGGTGGCAATAGAAAACAATGTAGTCAAAGGCATTGGAGGTCTTGACGCTTCAAGGCTTGTCGGATCAGTTGGTTCTACAAATCAATTAGACACCGTTAGGGTTGGAGGCGGCTTGTCGCTTAGTGGGGGCGTGTTGTCAGTAAATTCAAATTCATTTGTAAATTCCGGCACGTTGACAAGCGGAGCGGTAACAATGGCTTATTCGTTATTTGGCAGCGGGACGCCTACGATTACAAAGCTGACGGCAGGTAGCTTTAAAATTACAATGCCTGCGAACACAAATATCAGGAGCATAACGGTTTTTGCAAATAATACCGAGCTTTCGCTGTCCAATGAATTTATTTTTACGTTTGACAATAGCGCAAATTCAAGTGATTATTGGCTCAGTACGCAGCTATACGATGTGGGCACCGGTGCTTTTATAGATCAGCACGCAACATCTACAAATCACACGCAAACGGTTTCGTCAAATATTTCTACCTTAGTATTCCCGGGGATGAATTTATTTGGCTCAACAGGCTTCCGAATAATCGTTCGATGAGAAAAATCCTTGCTATACTTTTATTGTTGTCCCCGCTTGTTTTGTCCGCGCAATTTAGAATTGTCGGTACAGGGCTTTTTACGACTATAAACGATAGCACCTATCGGGCGAAGATTGACTTCCGTCCAGACCTTACCGGTAATTCGTACAATCCAACGCAGCTAAACGACAGCATGTATGTAATTACCCAGCGAGGCCAATTTTATCGCCTTGATTCGTTTTACAATCAAACCTTCTCCTCTGCATTTATTATTGTCGTTGAACGCGGAGGCAACTGGGGCGCTCCGGTCGGTCAAGTGATGGTGTTTCAGAACAACAAAAGCATTGCCGCACCTCAAACCGTATATGCTGTAAATGGCGCAACGGCGGCTATGCAGGAGGGTGTTGACACTTGGAACTCAAAGCTCATAAAGGATTTGATTGACAGCACGTCGCTTTGGAACGAGGCGTATGATTCGATTATAGACAGTGCGAAATTTACCGGAGACAATGTAAAGACAATCAATCTATATCAAAGGGACGGCAGTACGATTACGGCGTCCTTTAAAGAGCAAGATATTTTCGTTGATACTGCCGGGTCAAACTCCGCAAGGATAAGGCTTACCGGAACCGATATAGAGCAGGTTACTGGAACCGTTGTCGCAACCGATACGGTATTCGTTCAAATGCCGTGGGACGGGGGATCGGTAATTGGCATTATCACGAGAACAATCATTCCCCAGGGCGTAACACTTCAAGGCAGCGGGCTTATAAATATTACGGAAACAGCGGCCAATCCGGGCGGCACAATTAATATTGATGCTTCAATACCAGCAGGGTATATAACCAGCGGCATGATTGCCCCGGGCGTTATTGATAGCGTTACCAGTATAAGCGTAGTTGACGCAACTACTCAAGATACCGCTTATGTAATTGTAAATAGCCTCGCCGACTTACAACTTCCATTTGACGGCAACTCCGTTATTGCAAACATAAGCAGTGGTGCAGGGATTAAGAACGCTGTTTACCTCACGGTAAACGGGCAAAGCGTGCTTGTTCAGGGCGGTGGCGCAATGAGTATGAGTGCAAATGACGACGGAGATATTCTTACGATCACCAGCGCAACAAATGTAGTTATTCAACAAATTACGGGCGTTGGCAAGGCTTATGCCGTTGTGGACGGCATCACTACATTGAACCTTCCGTGGGACGGTAATTCAATACTCGCCGTAACAGAAGAGTTTGTGTCAAACGACGTTACGCTCACGATCAACGATACAACAGTAACCTTTAAGGTGGGGGTAACAGACGGCGACAAGTTCCACATCACGGTAGCTGGAGACACTTGGACGATTGACGATGAAGTCGTAAGCTGGAGCAAACTCACACAGGCGGTAAAAGATAGCATCAATGCCGCGAAATTCGTAATGCCTGTTGATAGTTTAACATTTAACCCTAACGATATTGCGCCTCAACTAAGGGAGTTGAAATGGGACAACAATAGCGGTACGCTCGCTTTGGGCAGCGGGTTCCCCGGGGATACTGTTACGCTGCAAATCGGACAAGAAACATTTTATCCTAACGTAATAAACAAAACTGGTTCTCTTTTAAAAAAAGGACAAGTCGTTATGGTTAATCCTACAACCACTGTTCAAGGAGACCATATCCGCGCAACACTTGCTGACGGCAGCGGCACATATCCAAGCAAATTAGTTATGGGCGTTTTGCCCAATAACTTAGAAGTTGATAGCTTAGGACTTGTAACTTGGTTTGGCTATATTGAAAATGTAAAAGAAGCAGACATTGTGCAAACCGGTATAACCCTTGCTGCCGGGGATATTCTTTATCTCAGCGCAAGTCAACCGGGCAAGTACACCAACATAGAGCCTTCTCCTCCTGCAATAAGGGTTCCGGTTGCTTTGCTGGTAAGAAGGCAAAACGCCAACAACCTTACGCTGCTTGTTCGTCCGTGGCTAAATGAAGACCTTGCAGAGCTAAACGACGTAAAAGTGGATAGCGTTATCCATAATCAGGTTTTGAGGTACGACACTGCCGCAGGGTATTGGAGGACAAGCGCAACGGCAGGCATTGTTGCAGGCGATACGATTGCTATGCTTGCCCCATACTTTGACAAAAGAGATACCGTGCCTGTTGTTAACGGCGGCACGGGATTGACGAATTTTGGAGGACCGGGTAGGGTTCCATACAGTACTGGCACAACTGGCACAGGGCTGCAATTCGATACAACGTTTTTCGTCGATCCGACCAATCGGAATTTCATTTGGGGCGGCGGCACAAGAAACGGAAATGACAATGTGTATATTGGTGGAAATTTTTTATCTAATACTTCTTCTCGAAGCGGCAACGGTTTGTATAACATTGGAATAGGCTCTAACGCTGGCAATAGCTCTGCATTAAGCGCTACACAAAATGTTTCGTTAGGTTTTTTTGCGGGAAGTGCTTTATCAACCGGGGATCAAAATACTTTTATAGGTTATTTTTCGGGCTCAAACACTTCAAGTGGATCAAAAAATATTTTTTTAGGCTCTCTCAGCGGATTTAACAATGCTGCCGGAAGCAACAACATAGCTATTGGAGGCAATATATACACTCCAATAGACAATGGAGACAATCAACTCGCAATCGGAAACCTGCTTTTTGGCGTAAACATGGATAGCATTGGTAAAGCAATCCCCGTCAATGGCAAAGTCGGTATCAAGGTGTCATCACCAACCCGGGATTTCCATGTGGCCGGTGAAATGCGTGTAACAGATTTAGACGCAGGCGCAACACCTACGCAGGTTGTTGGCGCCGATGCAAATGGAGTGTTCGATGCTATCTCTCTTGGAACTGGCATAACCCTTAGCGGGGGCACGTTAAGCGGAACGGATACGACTTCGCTATCTAACCGCATAAACCTCAAACTCAACATAGCGGATACAGCTACGATGCTAACGCCGTACCTTAGAAAAGTAGATACCGTTTCACTATCTAACAGGATCAACCTCAAACTCAACATAGCGGATACGGCTACAATGCTTACGCCGTACCTTAGAAAAGTAGATACCGTTTCACTATCTAACCGCATCAACCTCAAGCTCAACATAGCGGATACAGCTACAATGCTTACGCCGTACCTTAGAAAAGTAGATACCGTTTCGCTATCTAACCGCATCAACCTCAAACTCAACATAGCGGATACGGCTACGATGCTAACGCCTTATCTAAGGAAAGCAGATACGACCGCTATGCTTACGCCGTACCTTAGAAAAGTAGATACGGTTTCGCTATCTAACAGAATCAATCTCAAGCTCAACATAGCGGATACGGCTACAATGCTTACGCCGTACTTGAGAAAGGTAGATACGGTTTCGCTATCCAACCGAATCAATACCAAAATCAGTTACGCCGACACCTTGACAAGCATACAAAATAAACTTACGCTTACCACAACAGGCACTACCGGAGCGGCAACACTCAGCGGAAGGACACTTAACATACCAAATTACGGAGTATCTGCTGCAACGGTAAGGGACAGCCAAAGGCATTATTTTACCATACCTGTGTTTCGACAAAAAGATACCGTTACCAACAACTACGACAATGCGGACTACATTGTAGTGCCCGCAGACTTACAAAGCTGGTGCATCAGGACTATGAGCGCAAAAGGATTTACGGGCGCTGGAACCGTATCACTGGAGCTATACGTTGATAATTCATTACAGGTAACGCTTTCTTCTATCGGAAACGGGCACGCATTCTTAACACCTCAAAACATTTCCATATCGTCAGGAAGCCTTATTCATGTCAAAACCGTATCTTTGTCCGGTACACTTATAGGTTTGACTGCGACGATACAAGTACAACGAACATGTAATTAAAAAAATAAAACAATGAAACGGATACTTTTCTTTTTCCTCCTCCTCCCTGCCCTCGCCTCGGCGCAGACGGCGAAGGACACGGTAAACGTACTGACCGACGCAGAAATCACGGCGGGCAGCCTTGTTGACAGCGTAAAGC